CTGCCAGAGTTAGGCGCCGAGTAGTTCAGGTAGACGTTATTGCCGCTGATCGAAGAAATTTGAGCCTTGGCGCTTTTGGGAATACCCGGACCAGTCACATATTGACCAACCGCAAGCGATGAAACATTGGTTACATTCATCTGGGTTGTGTACGGTTCAAGCCGAGTTTCAAAGCCTTGGACATTTTGATATAGCGGTCCACCTTTATTGGCGCCAACAAGGACACGGCGATATACAGTTACACGCGTATATTGAGGAACCAGATTGCCTGATTTAGTGCCAACAGCGGTCAAGGTATCCCACAGATCCCAAGGCTGACCAAGGGTTAGCGTCGTTCCAGAAATTGAAAGGATCGTTGCATTCGGCGGCACATTTGGTCCGCTAACTTTCATGCCAATCGCAAGTCCGGTTGTATTGCTAACAATCAGATCAATGCGGTTGCTTTGAATTGTTCCGGTTTTTGTAATTGATGTGGTCGCCGTGGCATTGGCGCTCATGGTCACGGTTGTGCCACTGACAGCCGATACGGTTGTGCCGCTCGGTACGCCAAAGCCCTTTACTGAGGCGCCAACTTCAACGCCAAATGTTGCGCCAGTAACAATCATTTGATCGCTGCCAGCAGTAATTGATGCCTGACGGACAAACTGCCCAAAGCGGGCATTACAGCTTGAAATACGCTTGCCGCATACATCCGCTGCCAGCGTTGCCACATTGTTGTCATTGGCGTCAAAGTAAATGCTGCCGGTGTAGCCGCACTCGGTGCTGCGGTATTTCCACTGGCAGATGTTGGCAATAATTTGGCGCTTGGGAATCATCACGCCAGCGAGGTCAAATTTGCTGGCTAGTTCAAAGCTCACCGAGTCGCGGTTTTCGCTTGCCTTGCGATCCACGTACCAGACCTCATCTGGGAATTTGGCGTGGGGATCTGCGGCGGTTTCGCCGTCTAGGTATTTCTTGAGAGTGCGGATGCGCTTGACCGTAGCGCCACCGAGGTCGTTGCCGGGTGTGGTGGCGTTGACCAGCAACAGCAGTGTGGTCATCGTGCCGTCCAGATTGCTGATGGTCAGCGTGGGGCGTGGCAATGTGCCGGTGTTGGTGTATTCAAAGCCCTCGGCCTTAACGGGCAGGCGGGCGTAAGCGTTGCCGTTCCAGGTGATGTTGCCACTGACGTTGGCGTTGCAGCCGTTGTGCCAGCGGTAGGTATCACTGCTGCCGTGCAGGGTGGTGTCCAGCGTCATTTCGAATAGTTCGATGATGGCGCTTGGTGCCAGTGCGGCCAGCTCCTCGTAGACGCTGCTGATCGCTGTCCAGACAACCGTGCCATCCGTAATGGTGCTGCCAATGTCTGTTGGCCACGCCGGTTGAGTGCTGGAGCTGGTGCCAGCCGTGGCGCACTGGAAGACGAGGCCGGATGCCTGCAGGCTGCTAGCGCGAACAATCGCACCAACGGCATAAGTAGTTGAACTAGCCCAAGCCGAGTACGCCATCAGGGTTCAAATACTTGGCGGAAGGTGGCTGTGATGGTGTTCACGTTGGCGTAACGCAGATCACGCGACCAACTCTCTACAACCCACTTGTAGGCCGTTGCTTCATCCAATGGCGTCCAATCAAAGCTGGCGTTGTCAGCAGCGCGTGCATCAAAGAACGCCTCAATGGCATCGGCATCCGTGCTGTCCTTGGCTGTCCAAGTCAAATCCCAAACGCGTGGGTTTTGATTCAACCCATAGGTCAGACGTTGCTCATAGCCATCACCAAACTGCACCTTGCGGACAACAGGTTGGCTTTTACGTGACGCACCAAAATCAGGCGTGGTGCCGCCTGTACTGGTGCCAACAGTTGCGTCGTTGAAAGTGGCCATTACGAGAGCAAGCCTCCAGGACGTTTCTGCTTGATCAGCTCTTGCTGAACGGCGATGCCGATTGCCTTGCCAAGTGCATTGGCCTGTTGACCGTTGCCTTCAACGTTGCTGCCATTGGCATCGACATTCACCACAACATTACCGACCCCGCCACCCTTCATGGTGACCGGGATAGTACGACCGTCGGGCAGAGGCACGTAAGCCTCAGGGCGGCTACCTTCGCCAAACATTGCAAGCTGCGGGCTGGAGGCGATACCACCGCCTGCATAACGGCGAAGCTTGAGCGGACCGCTGCCGGTCATAACGCCGCCCATGGCAAATCCGAAACCGCCAGTGAATGCCAAAGGATTGAATCCAACGCCGCTGGCATTGAACTGAGAAACATTGGCAAGGGGTGAGCCAAGAGAAGATGCAGCGGCTGGACCAAAGCCAATTGCGCTCATGATGCTTTTCAACACAAATTGCTGAATAATCATGCGGGTGCTGTATTCCAGAATTTGAACGGCAAATTCACGGAAGTTATACGTGCCATTGACAAGCAGTGAAGTGATTGAATCCTCAACGCCTTTGATGCCACGCAGGCTAAGCTCAGCCATTGCGTTCCTAACGGTGCCAACGTTGTCGGCGTAACCACGCAATCCATCGCCCAAACCAGCAATGGCATTGTTGTTGTATTCAAAAGCGCGAGTCATTGCATAGGTTTGATCTGTAATACCAATAAATGTGTCGGACAAGCCTTGCCAGTAATCACTCATTTTTTGTGCAGCATCACCGGCTGCCAAGTTCATTTGACTCTCATTAAGATCATCAATTGCTTGGACAAGAGGCGTGACATTTAAATCACCACCAGCTTCTTTATACGCCTTGGCAAGATCAAAAACTTGCTTAAGCAGTTGTTCCGTTTCTTTATTGGCTGAACGAACGGCTTTAGTGTAATTATTTTCAAAAGCTTCAAAAGCACTACCACCAAGTAGCCGAGTTTCCAGTGAAACGTCCTCAGTCGTTTGTCGTATTTTTTTGAGTACTTGTTCGCTTTTGCGATAAATATTATTTCTTTGTTCAGCTAGGCGAGCTTGCAATTTTGCTGCTTTTTCCGCAGCCTTGTCTGTTTGGGCTTGTGGTTGAATTCCAGGCAATCCCTTTGGTGGTTCACCTGTTCCGGTTGCCGCTGCTTTTTCAGCAGCACGTAAAGCAGATACTTGTGCAAAAGTTTCCGTGCGACGTTTGACTAAAACGTCATATTGACCTTTTTCAATTGGTCCAAGACCAGTGCCGCCTTTTCCTCCAAGTTTTTCAAATGCTTGAATTCTTTGATCTGTTACATTGAGAATTTTTTGCAAGTCATTAATTTGCCCTTGCCTGCCCCTGCCGAGACCAAAAAATTCATTTAACTTTCGAACCGCCGCATCAATTGCGCCAACAATAGCCGCAAACGTATTTTGAAAAGCTGCGCCAATTGGCTTAAGCAAACTGCCAATGCTTTCATTCAAGCGAGAAAGAGAAGTACGAAGACGGTCGCCAGCAGCGTCTGGACCATCGGCAATAATTTTTGCATTTTCCCCGTATTCTGCAAAAAGTTTTTCCGCAAATTTTTGAAAATCTTGCAAACTTACTTGACCATTTTCAAGAGCTTTGTCTAACTCTTGAGGCGTTTTGCCCATTGACTGAGCAAACAAACTAAAGGCACCAGGTAAACGTTCGCCAATTTGCTGACGAAGTTCTTCGGCTGAAACCTTGCCTTTACTGAAAACTTGGGACGTTGCAGTTAGCGCAGAATCAAGTTGCTCAAGTGAACCACCGGTGCCGCGAATACCGGATGCAATGCCCTTGAAAGCAGTCTCTGCATCTCTAACATTTCCGCCAGCACCTTTTACAGAAGCAGTTAATTGCGTGAATTGACGAGTAAGAATCTCTTGCGGAATTGCAAAATCACGACTTGTTTTATCGATAAATTGCAGGGCGCGACGATATTCGTTTGTGTCTTTGGTAACAAGTTGCAGAGCTTGGCGTTGCTTGGCGATTTCAGCGGCATATGTTGCAGCTCCGCCCAACGCTTGCCTAGCCATCCCAACTTGTGCGCCAATGGCACCACCAGTAGCGGCGCCTAAAGGACCGCCAAATGTAGCGCCAATGCCAGCGCCCAATAGACCTTCAATGCCACCAAAAACGCCAGCAGCGGAAATCGTTCCAGCGGTTCCAGCAATTTGCCCAAGACCCAATCGCCTTCTTGCGGCAGGAGGCAATGCAGGACCAATCGGTTGAGCGTATTGAGTACCTACAGCACGAAACTGCCCTGTACCACCAGCAATCAATGCTCCAGTACGCGGATCACGAGTACCTAATACCTCCCCTGCATAAGCAGCACGCTGCTCCATAATTGCTCGACGACGAGCATCCCGTGCTGCCTGAGCATCTGCTTCACGTTGTTGTTGAGCAATGCGATTTGAATAATTGGGCGGCACAGCCGGACCAATCGGTGCGCCATATTGAGTTACGCCAGCAACGCCGCGATAGGCACCAGTAAGAGGATCACGAATTAAACCGTTGGTCGTGCGGATTGCAACATTTGCTTGGTTGGCTGCATTCGCAATGCTTCTGAAATTATTGGCAACAGCTTTTTGATTGTTTTGAAATCCGCTCAGTCTTGCATCAAGGGCATCAGCTTCTTGACGCGCAATACGAAACTCATCAGATGATGTATCTACGCTGTTCGCAATTTCACGCCAAGCAGATGCATAACCCTTGAGATTATTGATGCTTTGCGCGGAACCAGCTTGAACCTTTTTGAGTTCCTGCGCTAATTCTTTAAAATTTACATTCGCAGCCGCAGTCTGCTGGCCAAGCGATTTAAAGGTGTTTTGCAGTTTTACAAGCTGCTGATCACCCTGTTGCCTGATTCTTAGTAGCAGCTCAGTGACTTGGCTCATCGTTTTGCGTTCAGAACGGCCAGGGCAGCCATTTCCATCACCTGCACGCCTTCGAAGATGGCAACAGGATCCTTGACTGAATACAGCTTACAGAGCCATTCCAAACTCGGGTAGATCAGTCCCGTCAATCCAGCC